GTCTTACCTTTACCAGTTGGTAAATTTACTGAAAGCTGTGTAGCATTTTGATTTGAATAATATTCGCCTTTACCTAAGATGAATGCTAATGCTTCTTTTTGTACATCATCTCTAGGTAAATACTTAATAAGGATTTCAGGAGTTTGAAAGAATGGATCGCTATTATATTCTCTTACAGGTTCAGATTCAACAAACTTTTTTATAAAGTAAACATCTAAACCTCTAGGAAGAAATAGTCTTCTATTAACTTCATCATACATCATTCCTTTGTATGATTTAGTATAAGTTATTCTATCAAATATAGTAAAATAAGATTCTAATCTAGGTATATCTCCAAGATTGTAATCATTAATAACTATAGAGGAATTTCTTAAAACTAATTTATTCATCAAACTTAATCTCCGAATTTAGACATTTAGCAAATCCTTCAATATTACGATAAATATATTCAAGCATAACATGGCAATTTGTTAGATTTTTACTAAATGTAATTGCTGCAATTGAATATATTTTGCCAATCATATATTCTAAATCCTTCATGAAATTATTTAAATCTTCTTTATTACAAAGTCTTTCATAATTTTTATTAAAATTATTGATCAACCCTATTGTATAGATATTAAATAATTTATCAAAAACAACAGGTTCGCTATTAAAATATACAACAGTTTGAGTGGTATATTCTATTTTTTCAATGCGTTCTATATTAATACATCTAAAGCATTCTATTAATTTATTATATAATTCTATAAGCTTAATTGCTTCCATTTTATTTTAGCCTTCCGCAAAAAAATAAATATAAAGAGAAGGGTAGTAATACCCTTCTCTATTAACCTATCTAAATATATATTTCATAGCTCGGATTTTTACTCTAATAGCATTCATTCTACTAAGTGCAAATCCTAATTTTTTATATGTAACTTTATGAACTATGATGCCATGCTCAAATTCTTTAGAAGCTTTAATCTCACCAAGTACTGCAAATAACTCAGTTCTAATTCTACTATAAGCTTCTTTATCGATAAATATATAAGAGTAGTATTCATCATCTACATTTTTTAAGATAGAATACAACTCAAAAGATATAGTTGTATCAATCTTAATAGGTGCATCAAGTTTTTGTTTTTTAGTTAAAAGTCCGAGTTCTCGCTCGGACTTTATTTCTCCATCTTTCTCAATATTATTGAAATAGGTATTGGCAAATAAATACTCTACACCTTCTATGAATTTATTTCGATGATGTGCTATTGCCAAGCTATTAGATAAAATATTGTAATCGATGTTTTTCATATTAAATATCCCCTTTGAACTCATCATTGATCAAAGCACGCGTCAATGTAGTATTGACTTCGGCGTTTGATTCTCTTACTAAGTCAGGTGAATTCATAAACTTTTGAGGTTGTTCTTGGAAGAAGTAATCTATCGTAGAAGTTGCATGTTTCTCGAAAGAAGATGGACTCTTCAAAATACGACCTAAGTTTTGGAAATCTAATGTCTTAGTAATAGATGGATTTTCAGCTAATGCCTTGCTTAATGTAAGAATTTGATATGGTTCAGATTTATTATTCCAGTTAGGCATATCATAAATATTATAAGCATTTCTAATTTGATTAGATAACAATACTTCAATATGAGTTGCCTGCATGGAAATACCACCATCAATTAATGCTTCCATTAGAGCTTGAGCAATTGTGTCTTTGTTAAACGATGCTGTTACATCAGATTTATCCATTATGTCTTTAATCCTACTTAGAGTTTTAGAGAACTCATTATTTATAATAGGAGTATAGAATAATACAAAATCTTCTACAGATGCTAGTGCAGTCATTGGAATGATGATTTCACCTTCATCTGTTTGATATCGTTTACGTTTGATAAATTTAGTTAACTCTTTAGATAGATAGAATTTATCAATCTTATCAATTTCAATCTTATATGGAGTATCATGATCAATGATATTGATTGCACTTACATAATCATTATATTCTAACATATCATCTGTGCTATCATCGACATCATCTTCATTTTCCTTAAAGATTTCTTCTTGATTGAATACCAAATAGATATCTTTATAATTCTTATCCTCTACGAGAGTGATAGTTTCTTTATTCTTAACAAAGTTATCTACAAATTGTACAGGTAACTCTAAGTCAGGAATTTCTGTTGCCATTACGTGCTTAGCTGACAATTGTCGTTGAGTCGTATTGGAAGTTAATTCTTCACCTGGACGTTTACCTGGATCGATATCTTGGTTAATGAAATAAAGATCACCATAACAATATCTACAAATGCCATGACCTTCAGCTTTAGATTGACAAGTCATTGGACTTCTTGTATAAATTGTTTTACCAATTAAATGAGTATCAGTTTCTTTAATTGGTCCTAAATCAAAACCATCTTCTTCTAGACGATAATATTTAGATGCCAATAATTCTAATACTTTAGCATCTTTAACTTCATATTTAACGAAGTTTCTAGATGTGCATTTATAGTTTGGATCTGGATTAAGTTTAGTTCCTTGGTTATTTAGACCCACTTTACGAGCCACTGCACCAGAAGAACCTACATTAATTTTTGAAATAATTTGTGCTGTACGGCCAGCAGATGATTCGATGAAATAATCAACTAAATCATTAACGCCACCGTTGATAAAACTATTAGCAATAATATGAGGGAATACGCCACCATTACCATCTGGCTTAGTGCCAATGGATACTGCGTATTCTCTAAGCTGTTTAGTATTAATAGACTCATTAGCCCTAAATGCATTAGTATAGATATGATCATATCCAATAAGCTTTTTAGAGTTTAATACTGCTTCACGCATTTTTCTGATATTATCCATACCAAAATCATTAGCTTTAGCAATATCTACATTAGACATATCTGGATGCAATAAATTATAATATTCAGGCAATGCATCCATCATCAATACATCATCTTGTAAGTTGATACTATTGGCAAATAGTGCCGCAAATTCATCAACCTTACTAATATAATAAAGACTGTCAGCAATCATATTATTCTTAACGATAAATGGAATATCAGTTACATGATTACTAATGAAGAAGTCATCAATATATTTCTTTATAGACTTAGCAGTTATTTCTTTTGCTAAGAAGATATGTTTTGGTTCTACTAGATCACCAGCCTTAATGATAAGAGACCAAAGAATAAGATTCAGCCAATAATCATGAATGGTCATTTTCAATTCATGACCGCATATGATTAAAGTTAATTTAGATTTAGCCAAGTCAGGATCATCTATTCCGTCCTTTAAGATATCATGAATAGCTTGAAAGTGATTTGACCAGTTTTCCTTACAAATATCTTTGTTTACGTCTACTAAAAATTCTCCTTTGTTTTTAATAAAATCAGAATAGATCCAATAATTTTGATAGTTTGTTATATTATCAAACACTGGTCTTTCTCCTTTCGTTTTAAAAACTTTAATATTAAATACTATTACTCACAAGTATAATATATATTCAAATGTAAAAATGACTGTAACAAAATAAACCCGCATAGGATCTTTAAGACCCTATGCGAAGTTTAATTTTTTATTATTTTTGAGGCAAATGTTTAGAACCTTTTGCAGCTTTAAGGTAATCACGTTGACCAGCTTTAGCTACACGAACAGCCATGTTGCTGTATTTTTGAACGATCTTTTTGATCAAAGCACGTTCAATAACGCGGTTTTTAACCAATTTAGTCCACAATGGATCTTTCTTTTCTTTTGCAACTTGGAATGCAGCCATTTTTACACGGCGAGCCAAGTCGTCTTTTTTACTTAAACGTACCAAAGTACGGCGAGAGATCATTTGTTTTTCCAAAAGAGCTTGTGCTTCTTCAGATTCAGCGAATGCAACACGTTCATCTTGGGAAAGACGGGAAGCCTCAGCGCAAATTAATGCATCAGTATATGCATTAGGATTAGCCAATTCTTGTTCTAAGATTTGGTCTTTTTTGTCTGGATTGAAAAACATGTTTTCGTCCTCCTTAGAGATTATTTTTTAAATATATTTAAAAACGAAATATACGTTTTATTAACTTAATGTTGTTTGTATAAGTGGCTATTTAGAGGCTAAAGGTTAAAAAAGACCATATAGAAAACAATAAATTGTATTTAATTTGGAGGAAAATAATATGAATAGTGAAGTTAAAGCAATTGAATATTATAAAGAAATTGCAAAAAGAAACCTAAGTAAAGTATTTCCTACATTAAGTGAAGATGAAATTTTAACAGCTTTAGATATGATCGTTGATAAACGATATACTAAGAAAGACTGTACTTTAAATAATAACTATACTGAGGAGTTCGTTGAAACAGATGTGGCTCAAATGAGTAACTATATTATCAATAAATCTCCTATTATGGTAGCAAATGGTTGTTTATTCAAACAATATGAAAAAGAATTAACTCCAATGTATAAGCTTATTACATCATTTACAGATAATCGTTCTAAATTTAAGAAAGAAATGTTTAAATACGAGAAGGGTTCTGAAAAGTTTAATAAGTATAATATGCTTCAATTACTAGCTAAGCGCGATAATAACGCATTATATGGTGTAATTGGTAACTATAGTAGTGCATTGTATAATCTATATATCGCGACTGGTATTACAAGAACAGGTCGTGCATTGATTAGTCATGCAATTACATTCTTTGAATCATTCTTTACAAATAATGTAAAATTCCATTCAATTAATGAAGCAATTACATTTATTGATCGTGTATCGAGAGAACCATCAATATTTCCATCTGAATTAGTATTAGATCAACCAGTAGAGATTGATGATGTATTCTATAAAATTATGGATACATTTGATAGAAACTACTTTGGTGATTTAAGAGAAGAAATGGAAATCATTTGGGATTTGTTATTAAATCAATCTCAAGAAACTTTAAATAAGCTATTCTATAAAAATAATGCATTGCAATTCTGTGATAATTCTTATATGAAGAATTATATTGCAATGACTTTATCTAAATTAGAAGATACATTTGTAGATCCAAATGAACCACCAGAAAATATTAAGGATAATTTAGATCACATGTTTGATGTCCTTAAAGAATGGTGTTATATGCGTTATATTGTAGTAGATAAGATTGATCGTTCTGCTACTATGAAACGTGATATTAGTATTATCACTGATACAGATTCTACAATGCCATGCTTTAATAGCTGGTATACATTCGTGCTTAAAGATGTATTAGGTGATTCTAAGTATAAAAGTGAAATTAAATTAATGAATCTTCCAGAGACAGAACCTCAAATGGAAGAAGATAGAATTTATAACTTTGAAACTAAACAAATTGAAACTAAGATGATTGATGTTTCGGTAGCAAGTAATAAAGAACCATTAAGATTTAGTATTATCAATATCTTATCTTATATTGCTGGTCGTTTATTACGTGAACACTTTGATTTAGTTGCAGAAAATTATAATACTAAGAGTGATTATAAACCTTGTTTGATTGCGATGAAGAATGAGTTCTTATTTGGCCGTGCATTATTGACTGGCGGTAAGAAAAACTATGCTTCTAAACAAGAACTTCAAGAAGGTAATCTAGTTCCAGCTAGTAAAATGCTTGATGTTAAAGGTTTACCTATCAATAAATCTACGTTAAAAGAAAAGACACGTAATGAACTTAAAGATATTCTATTTAAGAAAGTTCTTAATGTAGAAACAGTAGATCAACTTGATGTAATTCAATCTTTAGCAAGGGTTGAATATGATATTCGTAAATCTATTGAAAATGGTGAGAAAGAATATTATAAACCAGCTCAAATTAAATCGTATAGTAACTATGATAACCCTATGCGTATTCAAGGTATTAAAGGAGCAATCGCATATAATGCTTTACGCGATAAAGGTACAGAAGCTATCGATTTGACTATTAGAAATCCTGTAGATATTGTAAAAGTAAATATTACAGAAAATTCAATCATTAGTCTTAAAGATACTGAACCAGATCTTTATGAAAAGATTCATAATTTCTTGAAAGAAAATGAAACTGATTATAAAGGCGAAATTACTAGTATCTCTATTCCAATTGATGCGGAAGTTCCTAAATGGATTCTAAAATTCGTAGATTATAATGATATCATTAATGATAATCTTAAAAATTTCCCATTGGAATCTATTGGTATAACTAAATTCGATAAAGATACAGTAAACTATACGAATGTAATCAGATTCTAAGAAATAATACCCCTATGGAGTTCAACTCCATAGGGGATTTCTTTTATTAAAATTTCACAGGTTCTAATTTAGTTTCTGGCATGGTTAATGTCATAGCAAATATAGCCTGGATGGATTCTTTAGATGTAGATATTACTGGAGTGCCACCTAAGTTAATGAAGTGAATATTACTATTCAACTGCTTTTTAAGCTCCTCATTAGCTTCATCAGTATAAATACCTTTAATTGTAGCCATATCACCATCATAGTCACCACCGATACTATCTAAGTACCCATTACAGATATTCAGAGTATCAATAAATGAGCTAGATGTATCTTTACCAATATCCTCAGGTCTAATCTTAGGATAGTATGGATAAAAAACTCCATCTAAAGTCATTGGCTCAGTTTCATTTGTAGATGATACTCTAATCATTGTACCAAATTCATTATAGAATGTATCAATTGGGTATCGTGTGATTAGTACCATCTTGCCTTTGATGGCTTCTTCGCATGCTTGATATATAATATCGCACCAAGTCAACTTACGTTTAAGAGGTGTTTTATTGATATCAAATTTATCATCTTCTTGTTTACCGGTAAATCCTCTGAAAGCTAAAGCCGCAAGTTTAGTAGTTTTACCATCACGATATTCTACTTCTACAGGTCTAAATCTATCAGAGTAACCATGGATAAATCTATCTAATTCTTTCTTCAATCTATCATCAGAGAATTGAAGTTGATAATCATTAATTTCAGCAAATCCTTGAGAGCCATCTGGATTAACAATTGGATGTCGAGTATTGCCAATGAATTCATTTTCAAAGAAACGTCTCATGTGGAATATTACAAATGGGAAGAAGTTAGCAGCTAATGATGTCATAGGTATTACACTATAATCAAAATCAGCTCTAATTTCATTCATATTTTCTACATCCAATTTAGGTGCAGACATTACTAGACGAGTGGCATAGTCAGTAGTCTTAGCCATATTAGCACGTCTAATTACACCAAATTTACCAGGAAGACCACCATTTGGATTGGAGTCTGTACCAGTACCAAACCACTTATAAATCTCAAGTAAACCTTCTTGAAGTCTACCCTCAACAGATTTACTTAAGCTAAATCCATAGTCAGAAGAATCTGCTAATGCTTTAGCAGTTACTATAATATTAATATAGAGTTTATTAATATCACCTACAGAAATCTTGCCACCATCTACTTTGATATCACGATAGAATGGAGGGATAACTAATAGTTTATCAGTAAAGAAATTCTTTCTATTTTCATTTAAGAATTTGATATATCTTTCACGTTTAACAGAATCTGTTTCTCTAAACTTAATCTTATCAATATTCTTTCTTAAGAAATCGATACCATTATCACCTTCAGGATCTTCTACAATATATCCAGACTTATCAATACTATAAGTACCGATACCATGTATAATAGATTTAAGCTTAGAATCAACTTTACTCCAAATTCTATATACTAAAGGTTGAAGGAATTTCTTCTTTAAATCAATATATGCAAATGTAGTACCACGAGATTCTCTTGTAATACCGAATAATGTATTAGATAATAATCCATCATCTGTTGGATTCTTATTAGTGTCAAATATTACAGGGTTAGTAATTTCTGGTAAGTTATTTTTCTTAACGAAATCATCTATGTCTAATAGGGATACCTGGAGGTTCTCCTCCCTAAGTTTATCAGCCATTTTATACCTCCTTTTATATTATTATAATGTAAATAAAATAGGCTAGTGCTCAGATAGCACTAGCCTATAGTATTATATTTTATCCATTATGATACTTAATTCTCTAGGAGAAACTTTTATAACTTTCATGGATAGAGGGGTATTAGGATCTTCTATTTTTAAAATATTAATGTATTCTTGATATACATTGTTGATTATATTTGTATCTTTTGATTTCACAATATATTCAATATGAGATATACCTTTTTGTATTTTAGTAATATCACAATTTAGAATATCATGCTCTTTAAGAATACTATATAATAGATTATTTTCGCCAAAATAATGTGTTATATAATCAAAATCTCCAGTGCCGAATTTACAGAAAAATTCGACTAAATCCATCGGTAGTGCCTCCTATAGCATATCTTCAAACGCATCTTCTAATCTAGCAGCTTCTTCACGTGTCATAGTTTGAGACTCAACTGGTTTACTAGGGCCTTGAGGAGTTCCACTTATACCAGCTTGCGGATGACCACGATAAGCTGCTTGAAGATATCGCATTCTCATCATTTCATCTTTTTGTTCTTGTTTAGCTTTCTTCTTGGCCGCATCAGCTGCTTCTCTTTGATCCAATATGAATTTCTTTAATAGAAGTAGATCACCTATCGGCATATTCATAGCTTCAATAACAGATAATCTACCTCTATATTCAAAACAAACTGAATCAATTAATTGCATTAGTCTAACATGCGAATCAACTGATGACGTGTAAAAACCAAGTCCTGAGCAGACATAGGAATTGCTGGAATTTCAGCTCCACATTTAGGGCATACTGCTGCAGGTACTTGATATGTAATATTGATATTCTTATTAGTCTTTTCAATATATTCAGCAATGAAGTCTTGTAGTTCTTTGAATTCATAGCCGGAAAGTTTAGAAAGTACTTTATAGATAGAAAGGATACGATATTTATAAGTCTTAACAATATCCGTAGATTTGGTTGTGAATTGAATTGGAATCAATTCCTCATCATCTTCATTGATTTCATATACTGTAGAAATACAATGGGAAAGGTTGATGATGCCAGCGTAATTGTTTCGGAAGTCTTCATCTAAAAGACGTTCTTCAAACATGGAGTTGTACAATTTAGGAATTACGATACCAAATGCATATTTATCATTTGCAACGTAAAGTTCTTCTTCGAAAGTTGGAGGTAAAGAAGGATCCAATTTAATAACTTTATTGAAGTTTTCTTTATCTCCATCGGTTTCAAACTTAACCATATCAATGATATCACGTTTTTCAGAATAGAAGTGATTACATTTAGGGCAAGTAAATGGAATAATATTAGAATCATGGAAGTTAGCATTGTATAATGCAAAGAATAAATGATTTAGATCTTGGAAATCTAATAGTTTCATCCATTCTTCCATTTTCATATCACGGCAAGCTGGTGCCAAATGTTTATAGATAGTATCAAATGTAGTCTTAGTACTAACGATATCATTACGATCTCTAGTATAAGGATTGATCTTATCTAATTCAATAGCAGATAATGGAGAGATTGCTACAGAAATGCCTGTTGCAAATAAACCCCAAGTAAAGTATTGAGTTTCACTACTTGTAGCTAAAACTTTAGTGAAAGCTTTAGGACGTTTACGTACTTTGAATTTGGAGATATCTGGTTTCTTAGCACTTGTTTCACTTAATTGAGAGCGAAGTACTTTAGCAAATTCTTCCATATTCTTTTGAGTACGGCGTTCTTCTTTAATACGTTCAGCTTCTTCTAAATCATCAGTTAGACCAAGATCTTCAGTTAATTCATCAAGTTCATTAACTAAATCTAATTCAAGATCTTCTTCATCATCGGAAGAATCATGTACAGTAGATTGAACTGTAGCTGCTTTTACATTTTCAGTTACACTTTCAGCAGTAGGAACTCCTTCCATGAAAGTATTAACTTTTTTACCATCAGATTCCGCTTCTAAGCTTTTATTGAATTCTTCTTCAATATCAGCTACAGATTCAGTTTTCTTTTCTGTAGGAGCAGCTTCAGCAAGATCAACAATATTATCTTGATCTTCACGATCTTTACGGATTTGAGCTACTTCTTCATCAGTTAGATTTGGATCAAGATCTAAAGTTGGATCGAATTTAGATTTTACTTTAGGATCTTCTTCGCCAGCGGCTTTACGCATTTCGTATTCTTCACGCATATCACGGATTTCTTTCAATGCTGGACCAAAACGTCGCTCTGCAACTGCTTTGATACCATCATCTAAATCCTCCATGAGTTCTTCTTGTGCTTTCTTAGTTGCATCTTCTTTACCAGAAGGAACTAATTGAGATAAATCAACAGAAACCATATTGTTTGGATCAAATGCTGGAGCACTTGCACGTGTAGGTTCTTCTGCTGTTGCAGTAGTTTCTTTTTCTTTGGAAGCTTCTTCTGCAAATTTTTCATTCATCAAATCGTTTAGATTGATTTTTTCTTCAGACATTTATGGTTCCTCCAATTATTGCTCTTGATCTAGAGCTATCATTTTTAAAGTCACTTTATCACGATCAAAGTAATATCTAAATTGGGCAGAATTTATTTTCAAGTCCATTACCATTACATTTTGATCAGTAATATTTACATCCATATCGACAACTGCAGTTGGATCTATATAGTCTTTGATCTGATTTTTAACTTCATTAACAAAAGTATCTAACTTATCCGACTGCATATATCTATATTTACTTATTAATCCAACACCCATTTTAGGTGAATGAGTGATTGTACCTGGTTCTAATAAAATTAGACGCATGATTAGCGTTCCTAAAGCATTAAAGTTTTTATAGTCTAAAGGTGTACCATATGCATTTACGTCTAATGTATATTCTTTTAAAGAAACTGGATTTTCTTTTGTCTTGGCAGTTTTTAATACGATTTCTTCAGCCATAAACAATCTCCTTTCTTTGAATATTTAGCAATTACTATAAAGTTCAGGCGTTAAAAATATACATATTAACCCATTTTCAACATAGCATTAAATTTACATATGCCTAATAAAAGGAGGAATATGGATGTCAAGTAATAGAAAAATTAGCTGTCCTTTTTGTACTAGAAAAGAGGAAAAAGAAAGACTAATTCGACATATTGAACGAAATCATAAAGAACTAATACCAGAAGGATACGATGCTGAACGTCTATTATTCGATAAGACGCATCCAGACTCTGGTAAATGTATAGTATGTGGAAATCCAGCTCAATGGAATCCTAAGACTGGTAAATATACGAGACTTTGCGCTAATCCTAAATGCAAAGAAGCTTTACGCGAAAAATTCAAGAAGAATATGCTTAAAGTATATGGTAAAGTAAGTCTTCTTGATGATCCAGAACAACAACAAAAAATGTTAGCTAATCGTAGCATTAGTGGTAAGTATAAATATAGTGATGGCACTATATTTACATATACTGGTAGCTATGAATTAGAAGCTATTAAGTTTATGGACGAAGTTCTTCACTGTAAGAGTGAAGATATTCTAATGCCAGGTCCTGTTATCGAATATAAGGATAAAAATGGTGTTACTAGACAATGGATAACCGATATTTACTACGTTCCTTACAATTTGATCATAGAAGTCAAAGACGGTGGAGATAATCCTAATAATCGTCAAATGACTGAATATAGAGATAAACAAATCTCTAAAGAAGCAGCTCTAATTAAGCTAGGTCAATATAATTATCTAAGATTAACTAATAATAACTTCGTACAACTTATGGAAACTCTAGCATTACTTAAAGATCAAGAAATCAATCCGTCTGATGGATCTGATCTTAATAAAATCATTAGAATTAATGAATCTGTATTATCCGAAAGTGTAAATTCAGATGCATATAATATGCAATCATCCAATTTAGGATTATTCATCAATATGGAAGAATTCGAAGAAGATACAGATAAAGGCCAATTAATCTTCGGAGTTAACAATACGGATATACTTTCCACTCTTAAACAGCTTAGAAATTATAAAGAATATGAAAACCTTAGAGCTATCGATTTTAGTCAAATTTATAGTTTTGCTAAAGGAGAAAAATATCAATCAGTTCATAGCGATTTAGGTGATGATAATGAAGGTGATTGGTTAATAGAACAATATTTGGATTTATATTATGATGGAGATTATAGTATCTTTATTACCTCAAATAGTGATTATAAAAAATACCAAGAATCTGATGATGTTACGGATATATATCCAATATTAGAAGATATGATTGATATATGTATGCATCATAAGGGATTCATACTATTCATTTCTTATAAATTATATTTTCATATATTAAATATTTATAATAAAGCATTATATATGCCGGCTATCTTTGGTGGAATATATTATGCATCTGAATATAGCAGAATAAGAAATATTATAGAAAATAAACCAGATCAAGATGAAATGGTTAGATTATCCAAATATATTAAAGAATCTGCATTATCCGAAATCGGAGTATCTGGTGTTAGTGGAGTTATGATTGGAACTATAGATGGAAATATGATGGTCCAATATGGTATGTATCCTAACTCATTTACTGGAGAACGTGATGGCTTCGGTGTAGTTACAGATAAAAAGCAAGATAAGATGCGTATCAAAGATGACAATGATAAAACTGAAATTGTTAATCGTGAGCCATTCTTGCAAAATAAATTCTATAATGCATATAAGCATCGGAAACCTGATGTGAATAAAGAAGATGCATCTACTCTTTATGAAGAAATGACTGGTAAAAAGTTATTATCTAAAGATCAAATAGAATATGATAAAGACTTTGAAGAAGTTGATATTGAGCGAAAAGATAAACACGGCTTTGGTGATGTCATTGCTACACTTTCTAATGATGTAAATAATTCTTCAGAGTTGGCTGATGACTATCTTCCTATCTGTGATAAGATGGAATTAAATCAAGCAAAAATGAAATTAAGAGAATTCCCTGAAGGTACAACTATCATGGAAGACTCTAAAGGCTACTTTGCTATTGATTTAGAATCTGGAATTCGTAGTAAATCTTATAAACATATTCATGAAATCGAGTCTGCCCCATATAAGAAAGCTAAAATTATCTTAGATAAAGATTCTGAATATGTAGATAGCAGAGTAAGAGATATTAATGATACTGGATTCTATAAAGTTCTAGATGTTGATTATGAATCTGAAGATAAGCTCAATGACGATTGGAATGAATTCTTATCTTTACCTACAGAATTACGTAGACAAAGTGATGATAAATCTATTGCATTATATGGTAAGACAAATAA